TCGCACTTCCGTCGACGTAGATGTAACCGCCAACCGAGGTCAGTGCAGGAGCATCAAGCTTCGCACTTCCGTCGACGTAGATGTAACCGCCAACCGAGGTCAGTGCAGGAGCATCAAGCTTCGCACTTCCGTCGACGTAGATGTAACCGCCAACCGAGGTCAGTGCAGGAGCATCAAGCTTCGCACTTCCGTCGACGTAGATGTAACCGCCAACCGAGGTCAGTGCAGGAGCATCAAGCTTCGCACTTCCGTCGACGCGGAGGTCACCGCCAACCGAGGTCAGTGCATCAAGCTTCGCACTTCCGTCGACGCGGAGGTCACCGCCAACCGAGGTCAGTGCAGGAGCATCAAGCTTCGCACTTCCGTCGACGCGGAGGTCACCGCCAACCGACGTGAGGTTTTTTGCCGACGCCTCCCCTTCAATCATAATCTCTAAATTTCCATCTATTTCCACGCCAAGCGCGTCTAGTTCTGCCTGTGTTTTTACGATAATTGTGGCCATTAGATCACTCCCATAAAGCTACATACGATTAGTAAAAGAATTCCCAGCCAACAGGCGGCGCTCTTTAGTTCTTCGGTAAAGCTATTCATTTGATCTCCGGGTGAGTAAGAATCAGTTTTCCTTTTTGGAACGGGTGCGGTGTCACAGTCCAATCCCTTTCATCGATCGCTTGAGCTACTCCAGGGAATGCCGAGATCATGTAGTCCCAGCCCTCTCGGTGCTGAAGCTTGTGGCACTCTCGGCAGAGTGGAATCATGGCGCTTGGATGATCGGACTGAGTTACATTCCACGTCCTTAGGTGCGCCGGATCTACTGGGTTCCAATCAGTGCCTCGAGTTCCGCAAGCGCAGCAGGGCTCGGCCTTCGTTTCTTTGCGGACGTTATAGTCTTTCCGAGATTCCGACCCTCGTTGATGCTTTGGCTCTTTGCCTTCAAACTTAGTCGTCGATGAAAATTGCGTGAAGCCAATGAGCCTGTGACGTTTACCGACTGGGCAAGCTTTCGCCTTGTTGTGGTGGAGAAGCTGCTTCTTGCAATGAATGCACTTAGGCCCGATCACTTGGTCACCAAAGATATGGAATCAACGTATCCGTGACGATTGTGAAAGGATCGGTATGCTTTCCACATTGACAGCCAAAGAAGAATAGCGGTGATGAATGCGGCTACCGTTTTCATAGCAAAGCACTCCGCGCGAATCCGCTCTTGATCTTCTTCTCCACGTTCTCCAAGAATTTCCCCATGTCCTTTTTAGCGTCAGACTCACAGGTAAATAGCCTTGGTGTATTGAGCTTGTGAGATTCGTAGGTGTGCATAACGATCGGCATTCTCTGCTGATCCATCGTCATGACCTCGATCGTCCAGCCGTGCCATATCTTCTTGTCTTTCTTTGCGGGGAAAGACCAGAGCGTGGCCTTCAGCCTGGGCGTCATCATCCCGACTAGCTGATTCATGGGAATATTTGTGGGCATTTTCATGTTTCACCTAGAACTTCCACGCCAGTCGCTTTGCAGAATGTTGGCGGATTCGGTTCCCCGTTCTCTGCTTCTTCGTCATTGAGCTCCCAGTGCTTGTTATAGATCGCGCAGTACTGATCGCCGTCTTCCGTTTCGGAATGGAATCGGCAGCTATGGCAATCGCCAGTACTAATTTCAATTCTCATGCTCCCTCTCGTTTCTTTGGATCGTAGGGAAGGTCCCTAAAGTTTGAATCCATCGGAGCTCGGAATGCCCGGCGCCCTTGGTTGTATTTATTTTGAATTTTTGCGACCGATGCCGGGTGCATCGAGACGCCAGCCTGGCAAGTGCACGCCGTAACCGTGTCGCCCAAGAAGCCGTAACCGAAATCTCGGCACGCTTCGCAAGCGAACACTGGATCCGCCAGAGTCGGCTTATCACCCGCTCCAAGCCGATCATCAAGCCACTCGAGAATCGCCGCCGGCTGTGGCATGCGAAGTACGATCACGTCGATAGCGGTCTTGAAGTCTCCCGCCTCACAGTGCTTGTACCGATTCCAAAGCGGCTGCTCCCGTTCTTTCGGGAAAACTCGATCGCCGTAAGCTCCGCGAAGAAGCAAAAAGCCTTTTGCAAAATCAGCCAGTTCCATTTTTTTTCCGCTCCTCTTCTTCGCGAACTTTCTTCTTCCACTCGGGCTCTTCGCCAACCGACGGATCTACGCCCGTCTGGGCTGCCATACTGATCTTCGGAAGGTCCCGAAAGAACAGACTCAACGGGTGCTTTTGGGATTCGAAGAGCGCGTCTTTCATCGCGAGGTAGGCGGCGAAAAGAATCTCGAGCTGCGCGCCAGAGTAATTCTTCTCGAGATTCACCAGCATGCCGGTGTCTTTCTTCGGGAAGAGTGCGTAGCGAACGCCGTATTTCCGGTGGTAAGCTTCCATCCAAAGCGCGACTGCATTTTTGCCAGGCTTTGACGCGTTCGCTGGAAGCGAATCGCCCGAATACGTAGTATTCGGAATTACAGAGTTAGAGTTAGAGTAAGAGTAAGAGGTTTCGGTAGGGTTTTTCTGGCTTCGGTTTGGCTTCGGTTTGGCTTCGGTATTTTCGTCACTTTTCTGATTCTGTTTCAGGTTTGCGAGCTTCTTGGGAGACTTCGATCGTCCACCTTTAGCTCCATTCTTGGCCTGTTTTTCGAGGAAAGAGCAGTGATCTGCACTACCAGCCACATAAATTACCCTGCCATTCTCACGGGTTTCTTCTTTCGCAAACCCATGCCGAAGCAGTGGCTCTAAATTAGTGGGCCATTTCTCGATTGGCACCGCTTTGTGCGAAATCCAGAACTTCTGCGCAAGTTCCCACGCAACGAGCAGCATGCCGCGTGTTTTGTACTGGCAGCCCACCTCGAGCAGCAGGTCCTGGTAGCTTTGCTCTTTGTAAACTTCGGCGTGGAAATTAGTTCTGGCCATTAGGCGACTCCTTTGAGGTCGAGTAACCGGGTGAATGCCGTCCGCGCTTGGCGCCGAACCACTGCGTTGCCAAGGCATCTAAGCTTGTCCACCCTATTGGATAGCCCATCATCACCTCGACGAAGTGCGGGTTTAGGAATCCCGCATGGCCATTCCCTGCCACTGCCACTGAGGGCGACAACTTTCCATGCGGCTTCGGTGTCAAGCCATCTTTCCAATCTCTCGCCCTCGGAGTCGGCCAAGATTTCGCAGCGCCCGTTAGAGTCGCTCGTTCTTTCCCCTTCACGCCCCGATCGCGCTGATAATCTCCCGTCTCGTGAGCTCGGGGAGTGGGCCACATGAGAGCCATCGCGACTAAACTCGGAGCTCCGTGCTGGCCCTGATTCGGTCCCCCCTTTTCTCCATCCGAAGCCCTCGGAGTCGGCCAGCGGCCTGATCTCGCCATCTGCGGGAGGGATTCCTTCGGAGCGCCCTTCTTGTTGTTGTTCTGAGAGCCGCAATCCTCCGCTAGCGGAGTGGGCAAGTAGGAACCAACGTTCTCTAAGGTGTGGGGCTCCCACTTCAGCGGCTGAGACAATTGTCCAGCGCGTGTCATACCCCAGCGCAGTGAACTCCAAGAGAACTCGGTCAAGCCCCCGAACAGTGAGAGCTGGGACGTTTTCCAAGAAAACGAATCTTGGTCGAAGATCGCGAGTGAGTCTGATAATTTCGAAGAACAAACCGGATCGCTCGCCACCCAAGCCGATTCCATTTCCTGCAACGCTGATGTCCTGGCAGGGGAAGCCTCCAGTAATGATGTCGATACTGCCCAGGAGGTGAGCTCCGAGAGTGCACACGTCATCCCAGATGGGCGCTCGATGAAGCAAACCTTCGCGCATTCTTGAAAGTAGAACGCCTTGTGCGTATCGCTCGCGTTCGCAATACGCGACGGTTCGAACCCAGGGATCGAGAGCGAGGGAGATTCCTCCGATTCCGCTAAATAGATCCAACCCATTCAGCATTCCCCACGCTCTGAATGGGGGGGGGGTAGTCGCTTTTTCAGCATGACCCAATAGGTTTGAGATCCGGGGCCGTCCTTGGTGAGATGCCCGAAGAGCGGTTCCCACTGGCGCATCAAGGTGAGAATCTTTCTTAGTGGCATATCGTGGTTGTTCCACTTGAAAGCCATCAGCGCGTTCTTCTTTCCGATGCGGTGGGCTTCGCGCGCAGTCTTCTCGATCGTATCGAGAATCGTTGCGGTCGTGTGGTAGCCGTAGACGCGGCTCATGTTCGAGTTCTTGCCGCAATTCATGTGAGGCGGATCGAACACGAATAGATCGAATTTCTTCTTGCCGACCTTTCCACGGAGATCTCTAGTATCGGCCACGATCGTGGGCTTTACCTCTTCTCGGCGGTCAACGTAGGTGGCAAACGGATGATTCTTGTCGAACCATATCGCCCGATTACCAGCGCTTAGATCTAGTATCTTCACGCTCACGCGCTCCTTGCGGAACGGCTTCCGCTGCGGCGTGACTTCAAACCAAAATCAAACCGTTTTGAATCAGATCTGCGTATGACGTGGGTAAGTTTTGCCTCGAAGCCATCCCACTGCACACGCGTGACAAGTTCCCGTCCTTCAGGAATTTCGAGAACTTGAATGTGTTTTGGGATACGAAGAGTGGTGGGCGCTGCAGGGGTCGAACCTGCGACATCCACCTTGTAAGGGTTACGTTTCCTTGCTCTCTTACCATTGTTATTATTGCGTTTCTTCATCATATTGCATTGCCCCTTCAAACCAAAATCAAACCATTCTGAATATGTTTAGCGATAGTCGTCAGCAGTTTTAGGAATTGCGCTCTCCGGAAACGTTACTTTCACTAGCGCGCTCGCTTCCTTTAATTGGAGTATTCGGACCATGAGCGCGAAGAAGGCGATCGCATAGTCTGGGTTCTTTTTCGAAAGCTCTTCCATTGCTTTCATGGCCGCGTCTTCGAAGTTCACTTGGACATCCATTCACCAATAGGTGCCGCCGCCGCGTAGCCTGGAAAGACGTAAGTCCACTTAGAATTATTAGTGCAATGATCATCACGGTAAAAACGTGAATCGCACCCATGGATAAGACCCGCTATAAACGTGCACAAGTTTATCAGCACCCAGATCGCTAACAATGTTTGAGCGAAGTTAAGCGGCCATTCGGCGTCATCTTCACCACGTTCAAAGCGAGCGCCTTCTCTAAAGATCTCGCGTGATTCCTCATCATCAAAGCGCTCTTTAGCTTCTTTGTCTGCTTCTTCGGCAGGAGAAAGGGATCTTTCGTGTGTCGTAATAATTGGCGTTGGTGTGATGATCATTTTTTCCCCAATATAGATATGGCCTGGCTGACGGACTTCGTCTTCTCAGCCGTTGAATGAAGGTAAATTCTCTGAATCGTTTGCATGGAGACGCCGGCGAACTCTGAAACGAGCAGCGGGTTCATCTTCTTATCGAGCAGCATGTGAGAGATGGACGAGTGTCGAAGGTCGTGCCAGCGGGCCCAGTGTGGAAAAGCTGGATTGATCGGGGCGACCCCCTTCTTCTCATCACCTTCCGTAACCATTCGCTTAGCTCGAGCCCATGCGGTGGCATTCCAATCAACTGGCCCCTTCCCCGTAGGGGAGGGGAATACCGAATTAGATTCAGGGAAGTCTTTCTTGCCGCAAGCCTTCGCCCACCTTGCCCGCAGCCGCTCTATCGCGTGCTCCGATGCCACAAAGGTGCGCCCCCGCCCCGTCTTCGAGCCCGTCTTCACATCCTGTGCGCGTAGCGTGATCTCTCCGCTCTCGAGATCAATGCGCTCCCAAGTTAGGTAGAGCACTTCACGAAGGCGCATGCAGTTCTCGTAAGCAAGGACGAGCTGATCGCGGGTGTCGTCATTCATCACTGACCAGAGTTCCCGGATGTTCTGAGGCGACAGCACCGTACCCGTGATCTTCTTTGGATCTGGGTTCGGCAGAGTTATCAGGTGCGAGATATACTTCTGCTCATAGGCGTATCGAATCAAGATGTTCATGTGCTTGGCGTAGTCCCAGAACGTCTTTCGATTCTTCTTCTTTTTAAATCCCACAAGCCACCGTGACCATGTATCGATAGTGACGCGATCAATAGGCATGTGCCCGAGCTCCGAGCCCAGCTCTTTAAAGTAGGCTGTGCGGTTTTCTTGCGTGCCTGAGCGGAGACCTGGGGTTTCTGTGCGCTGGATTTCTTCAATCACCCTCGAAACGGTGCGGGCCTGGCCTGGTTTCGTTTGGCCATGCTCGTGCTCGTTGATGTGGTCTATGATCATGCCAGCGACTAGCTTCTTGGCGCGCTTGAAATCCTTTTCCCGCGTGGTCTTAAACAACATGGGAATGCGACGGTGACGGAATTGCTTCGTCACATAATAAATACCGCTCTCCACATTAAGAGAGAGATCGGACCCCGGCACTGCGCAGAATCTCTTATCCTTCTCAGGAGGCATTACTTACTTCCTTCTGATAGGTGACTTTGAGATCTTTCTTGGCCCATATCACAAAGAGTTCTTTAGGGAACCAGTAAACGCCACGCGCGGGGCACTGGTAGGGTGGATGATCAGCGCCCCTATATATGCGCTGCCGAAGTGTCTCGGTTGTGATGCCTAAGATGTCGGCCATTTCCATTTCGCCATAGCAGTAGCTTTTGAAATCGTCCATGTTCCCCCCGGAACTGAAGAGAGAGTCTCGGCTCCAAGGATATCGGGGCAACCGAATCCCCAAAGCAGGTGACCCCCTTGAAACTCTCTCAAAAAGATCGGCGATGTCGTTCGCCCTACCTGACCCCTGGGAGGACAAGCCGAGACCCATCGCCGATCCATTTCAAAACTCGATAAGGCTCGAGCAGGCCATCCGATATTGGGAACTTGTGGAGGGGACTAAAGCGGGTAACAGGAATCAACAAACGCGAAATCTTTGGGCGCAAGCCTTCGAGCCCACGTCTCTTTAACCTTTAAGCTGTGCTTCATTCGCCACGCGGCCGTTCCTTTAATGCAGCCGCATGACTTCGAATGCCCGGAGGTAAGGCGACCGGATCGAATGATCTTGAGCTTTCCGCAATCACAGCGGCTCCTCCAATGAATCATTCCCGGCTTGAGACCCAGTAAAGATCTCTCCATCTCAGTGAGAGCGCTCACCGCAGTAAGGCGCCCAAACCTCTTGCCCGATAAATCAACTACGGCTCCCACGGGAGGACTCCTTTCGCTTCTTGCCTTCCGGCGTTTCGCGGGAATAAAGGAACGCAGCAATCATTTCGAGCCCCACCTCTAACTTGGCAGATGGATTCTCCGTGTCCTTCATCGTGTGGTGATACTTCTCGAGATCATAGATATCGATATTCTCGAGGGCGATCGGCTTGTTCGCGTTCTCTTTAAAGAACCTCCCGAAGGTGATTTCGAACTTCGCTGGGTCGCGGCCGTTGGTCATGAATTTAGGTTCAGCGGGCTTCGCCGGTACAGACTCCCGCGGGATAGGCAAAGGCGCGGGTAGTTGGGTTTTAGGTTTATCGCCTGCACGGCGAAGCTGCTGAACATTTTCGGGCGCCGCCACTGGGGCTGGCAGTTCCAAGTCATTCCATACCCACTTGCCCGCGATGCGAACGCCCACGCGATAGATTACGCGGATAGCTTCGATAGGGGATGGTCCGGGGATATTCAAATTTGTAACGCTCATACGATTCCCTTTATCTCTTCAAGTTCCTGGGTCGCTTGGTCGATTGCCGCATCCCAAAGATCATCGCGTTCGCAGCGGCTTCCTACGTGGTCCATACATCTCTTCGCCACGCTGCACTTAGGGAAGGGCTTGATCCTCCTAAGCAATTGCTCCGCGCGGTCTTTGATCGCCGACTTCCGGGACTTGTTCCCGCAGGCGATCTTGTTCGTGTTGTAACTGTGCAAAAGCCCAAGCATCCCCAACCCCTCTAAAGACAAAAGAATCCCCTAGCCCTGAAAGGGCTTTATTAAAAATGCTGCCTTGTGCTACTTAGCCAACTGCTCGGGACTTCGAACGCTTCTCTAGTCTGTTAATCGCTTCAACGATTCGACGGACCGTGCTAGCGCGAACGTCCTCGTTATCTGCATAGAAAGAACGCAACGTGTTAATCGCAAGGTTATCCGCTTCCACACAAATCTGCATGGGCGAAAGTCCAAGGCGTTCTGCACGCTCTTTTTGTCTAGCTCCGATAAGTGGCCTTGCTCCGATATTTTGCATGAATGAGGTTATAAGCCCCAACTGCAATGATGTCAACAGAGCGATTAATAAAATAACTGGTGCTGTATGCAGTCTTTAGGGCAGCGCATTAAGTTTTATCGCGAGGCTGCCGGGCTCTCTCAGCAGGAACTAGCCGATTCCCTAAAAGTTACGCAGTCTTCAGTTCAGCAATGGGAAAGCGGAAACAGTAACGTACAGAGCAAGCGCATCCCTTTAATCGCAAAGACGCTAGGGATTACGGAAAAAGATTTAGCCAGCGACATGCCACCCGCCACCGTGCCTTATCGGAAGCCATCACCAAATGAAATGGCACTCCACATTTTTGATTCGATGGGATTTACGGGAAAGCAAAAGGACGTGTTCCGCCTGCTGCTGAAGAATGAATTCTCTCAGGAGCAGCTAGGGGCGATCGAGAATTACGTGTCAGGATTACTTTCGGCTGTTACGCCCACGCCCAATAACCAGCGTGAGTCTTCCTGATATCGTCGATCGAACCAACTTTTCCGCGTGCTCGAGAAGGACTTCCGCCTTCGCCATCGCCGCCGTTGCAGAGCGAATCTCCGAGCGCAGCTGGGTCGCTTGAATCAAGATATCTTCTAGCTTCTTCTGCTCATCCCGACTCATCGCCATATTTTTAATCATCCGTAGTTTTTAGCAGGAATTCATATTTTATCAACACGGGGCATAATTACCCATCGACTATATGCAAAAATACTGTAGTTAATTTAAATTAAATGCGTTTAGTTAATCCTCGCTATGCTCAAGGTTTTCAGCTCCTTGGCCGATTGATACTCATGAAACAAATACTAATTGTTGCGACATTGTTTAGCTTCGCTGGCTGCGCCATCACTGATCGACGTGAAGAAAGCAGTAAGAGATTCGATACTTCGGTGAAGCCTCTGCTAGAAATTTACTCCACGTGCATGCACAAATACGCGATCACCCATCTAACCGCCGCCGCCTCCCCATATCAAATAGGCGATGCGGCTGCAGGTTACTGCTCGATTGCTTTCTCGAAATTAGAGCAGGCTTTAATCGAACACCTTCAAGAAGGAACATCGAGCAGCTACCAGGCGACAGCCTATGAGAGAGCCAAAGAATCAGCCAAAGAACTTCGAACCGACTTTATTCGTGACGTAGTTCAAACCGTCGTAGAGGCGCGAACACCTGCCAGTGAATAACTAGCGGAAGTCCCCTTCACCTTTTCCCGCGATATCTTCCCGCCTCTTAATCAAAAGCGCGCGGAACATCGGCAGCGGCATTCCGGAATAGGTAAGACGAATCACCCAGTCCAAGACCTCGAGCGCCGTCACGCCGGACCTTTGAGACTCATCTTCTTTTTAAGAGAGAAGAGATTATTCCCAGCCCCCTTGCGCGAGCTCCACGTTCCGCAAGCATTACAAAGGTAGCGCTGGAACTTTCCCGTGGTCGTGAAGCTGTAGCCACGTTTTGTTAGATCCGTGCTCCCACAGTGGCAGCGAAACACAGCGTCCCCGTGGTACACGTTGAGATCGACCCCCGCTCCCCACGGCGCAAGCTTCTTATAAAGCGCATGCGTCCCAATCACGTCGGCAATATTATACGTCCGCATTTCCTCCCAAGCCTTTGCGTTTCCGTTAAGACATTCCTTCCAGAGATCCATTCCGGGAAAGTTCTTATGCGCGTCCTTCTGCGTCTTAGGGCACAGCTTGCCGAGAAGATACTCAAGCTTGTTCGAAGTAAAGCCAAAGTGCTTCCGCGCCAATGTCAGCGTATCGATGTGTTTGTAAGGGGAGGGTGGCTTGATTCCATGAATCGCTAGCCTTGCATTCACGATCTTCGCGTCGAACTTCTTTCCGTTCTGCGTTACCACTACGTCCGCCTCGTCGAGTAAATCCCTTAGCTCGAGGCATATCTTCTTATCGTCCGCGATGTTTTTGACGTTCCTTTGGTCCCGGTAAATAACCTTCGTTGGCGCATCTGCTGCCCACATGGCGGCGAACGATAAGAGGTGGCGATCCTTTAGTATCTGATTCAGCCCCACGTTCTGATCGAAGAGACCGAAAACGAGAACGACCATGGGGCTCGTCTCGATATCGAATACCAAGACCTTTGGCTCCCGCGGCTCGTACTTCTCTCTCTGCTCTTCCTCTTGCCCAGCCGCTCGCTTGATTCCGAGCCACCCGCCAAGCCTTGTTATGATTGGGTCATACTCGCGGCTCCCATACTTCCCCCCGTGGAGATCGTACTCGGCGCGCGTGGGGTAGTGGCCTAGCGTTTGGCGAATGCGGATTACATCCTGCACAATTTTATGAGCAACGTCTTTCATATCCCTGCTTCCTTGCGGTGGGTTACTTCTTACGTTTTCGTTTCAGCGCCAGGCGCTTTCTCTTCGTATACTTCTTTCGCTCTGCTTTTACTTCAGCCTTGGTCTTTCCCTGTATCTCGTCGAGATCGTCCATTGATCTCTCCTTTGATTAGATACCTACTGGCATCACGGTTTTTAAAATCTTGTCGAGCGCCTGAATCACGTCATCCACCGATTTAACGGCGACGTTACAATCTGGTCCCGCAATCCTGCAGGCTTTCAGCCAGTCGAGTTTTATGTCGGTCCAACTTTTTGCGTCGATCATGAGCATGGTCGGGCGCTGCAGCTTCCAATCGCTAGCGTTAACGAGTTCCTTCTTGTGGGACTGCGACCACACACACGCGCCCTCGGCGCCGTCCACGAAGGGAATCTCTAAGCATACTCTTGCGTTCGTTACCTTGCCGCTTCCGGCGCAGCTACTTAGGACCGTCGCCCACAACGCCAATTTTAGAAATGATCTCGAGATACTGCTGCCGGATTTTCTGCTTCTCAGTTTCATCATAAAGTTTCGCCGTCGCTTTCTCGTAAGCCGCTTTTGCGAGCACTTCAAACTCCTTCAGATTCCGCCCCTCTTTGAGAGCGTCAAGAGTGAAGTCGATTAGGTAAACGCCTTCTTCGATAAAGATGCCCACAATTCCGGAGAGGAAATACTTAATGATCGTGGCGGGGATTCCAACGATTCCGAAGTTAGCGAGGAGCAGGGAGCTACCTAGCTGCACCACGAAGAGATTCCTGTTCTTTGTAGAGAAGAATCTAACGATGAGACTAGCTAGCCCCTTGCTCACTGACTTAGGCTTTCTTAGAGAACGCCGAAACCACTTCTGCAGGGATTTCGGAAATGTGAATGCGGAGATCCAAAACGGGCACGCCGTTTTTATTCGGGTCCACGGTCACAGAGAAATATTCACCATCCATTTTAATATCAAGAACTTTAGCTTCCATTTCAGTCTCCTTTGTTACTAGCGTTTGCACTTCCAAATTTGGTACGAGGGTGAGACGCGGACGCAGTCTTCGACGTAGACGATTGATGAGCAGGACGAAAGCACCTGCCAGCATGTGAGCGCCGTAATCAGCAAGAAGATTGCCCAGGCGTCTGAGCTGCTCATTCAAGGGCGATCCTCTAAGCGCTCGATGCGCTTCTCGTGATTCGCCACCTTCTCAATCACTACGGCGACGTTGAGGTTTAGACTGCCGACCGACAACTTCATTGAGTCCACAGCATCCGCCAGCTTATCGATCGACCGAGCCACCCATCCCGCGATCGCCAGTGCCATGAATCCAAAAAGATATGGCACGATAGTTACCCAATCCATTGAGCCTCCCTATAGAGTCCACTTGTTAAAATCCACGCCCCAAATAGAGCGGTCCATCCGACGTGCAGCGTGGGGTTTACAAAGGTGAGAACTCCGAACATCAGGAGGGCCAGGAGCTCGTGCATCTCCCTCTCTTTGAAGAAGGTTCGGATGGCATTTAGGTAGTTAAGGAGGAGGAGGCTGAAGCCGATCACCCCTGTCGCTAGTAGCATTTCTAACCAGTCATTATGCGGCCAGGCCCACCAGTTATTGTCCCGGAATTTAAAAAGCTCTTGAAGGCTAAGAGTAAAGACTCCGATCGTCCCGATACCAGAACCAAAGGCCCATGCCTTAACGGCGTGCACGGGATGGAGAAGAAGTGATTTTACAAGTAGAGTCCAAATGGGTAGGCGATCCCCATTAGAGAAGAACTCCCTCTTCCCAAGAAGAAACAATCCCAGCCCAGCGAGAAGTGGAAAAGCTAAAAGGACGTGCCACTTCCTTAAATGCAGGGCATTGAAAGCGATCAAGAGGCCTAGCATTCCGATCGCCACACTGCTTTTGGAGAGAATCACGGAAGCCACGGCAGCAGCCACGATCACGCGCGAAACATAGTTCCATTCTTTGCGACCAAAGTACTTCACCACGAAGGGAATCGTCGCCACGATAAAGCCTGTGTTCTGTGAGGGATTCATTAAAACCCCGCCGCATGAGTTCATTGATACGCAGTGGTCCGGGGAGAAGATAAATTCGCCAAGTACTCGAAAGGTACTAACCGTGCAGAATATCGCGGCCATCATTCCGCCAAGATCAATCAAGTCTTGGCGGTAGAACGATCTCGACATGAATGGCGCGATTACGATTAGTAGGCCAAATAGAGAAGTAGCCGACTGCCAGCGAATGCCCAGCTGCTCGACTCCATCAACTGCTTCCAGCCCGTTACGCCACCAGAAGGAAGTCCAAACGCCTTGAGCGATAAGGTAGAAAATAAGTAGACCGGCAGGCGCGCCAAACTTCTTTGTGACATCTCGAGAGAATATCCAGCCGCACGCCAAGAAGACCGCGAGCCATCCTGTTTGGTAGTAACCAAATGGGACCATGTACTTTACGATCTGTAGCTCGCCTACGGGAGACGACCCGAAGAGAGTGAAGAAGGAAGCTAAGAGAATGAGAATCGCGATCATCATTCCCATGGATCCTTCTGTGAAAATGGAAAGCAACACAGGAGCAGGGGAAAAGTAAAAAACCCTATCGTTAAACCAATTATAAAAATCATTGGGCTTGGTACCTTACCCATACGCCGCCGCTGCCGCCGGCACCCGCTAGTTCGCCTAAATTAAATTTACTTCCGCCGCCGCCGCCGCCGCCAGTATTGGCCGTACCAGCTACGGCCGCATTGTCTCCGACGTCGCCGCCGCCAGTTCCGCCGCCGCAAGTAGCTAGGCCGCGAGTATTATTTCCTGATCCACCACCGCCACCACCGGCTCTGCAAACGCTCGAACCTGTGATGTTGTCGGAAGTTCCAGCTCCACCGTCGCCATCGCTCGAAACGCCGCCGCTGTGCCCTACGGCACTCGAACCACCACCGCCGCCGCCGTTCGTGAAGCTACCAGGAGCGCCACCAGCACAGCCTTGCCCACCGATCCCCGTGCCTCCGGTTTGCCCGGACGCCGCCGCTCCTGAACCGCCGCCTCCGCTCGCTCCGCTTCTTCCATTACTTTGATATGCACCGCCACCGCCGCCGCCCGAGACTGATACTCCATTAAATGAACTTGTCCCACCGTCTCCGCCGCTATTTCCAGATCCGTTCCCAGCAGTCCCGCCAAGACCAACGACCGCATTTAGTGATCCGGCTGAAATCGCCTGACTCGTTGATTTGGTATATCCACCAGCGCCACCGCCGCCGCCGCCATAACCAGCGCCGCCGCCGCCGCCGCCGCCGATTACTAGAGTGTCTACGGTTCCGGATCCGGTAACTGTGAGCGCAGTTGTTCCGGTAGAACTAACGACGCATATTTTGAAATTGCCATCCGTGAGCGTGCTATTGCATCCGGAGATAGAAATAAAACTTGCGCCAGATGGCTGAGCTAAAAACGAAAATGGCAGATACCCCGCACTCGAGTGCAGGGTTAGGCCGATAAGTAAGAAGAGAGTCCTAAGCATTAAAACCCGCCAAAGGCTTGGTTAAACGCCCCGAACATTTCTGTTCCGTCGTAGAAAACTGTAACGATGTCTTTCTTACCTGCGGTCGATGCGGTCGGAATCGTTGAGTTAGCCCAAAGCACAGAGTTCCCTTGTGTGTTCGTATTTGGGAAAGTGTACGTAAAGGTCGAGGGGTTTTTGATTCTAACGATGATCGTTTGCCCGGCCACTCTCTTAGAAAATGTAAAGGCAGTGTTAGCCGATAGAGTTTTTAGGAAACAGTTTCCTTGCGACCAGTCGATATCACTCGCTGATACCGTTACGCATCCGGGAATAGCTACGACTGAAGCAGCCCAAGCCGTTCCGGTGCTGTAAATTGTAGCGCCGTAAGTAGCCGATGGAGTGATCGGAATCGGAGGAACGCTATATCCGCCATTCGACATTAGGAACTTTCCGAGACCTGTATCTCCGGCCGATGGCGCCGGCACTAGACCGCGTTGACCCGCTCCCGTTCCCGTATCTCCCGTGAATGTAGTGATCATCGCCGTCAATTGGCCAGCAGTGATATCTGTCGGAGTTCCGGCAGAGGCTGAAATGTTTGCCTTCACAGTGCTGGAATTCATGAGGCTTAAATTCACGTTGTTGATACCAGCAGCACCCGAGAGATTCGTATCAGTAAGCCCCGTGATCGTATTGCTTCCAGCCGCGATAGTTTTGTTCGTCATCGTTTGGGCAGCAGTTCGACCTAAAACGTCTTGAGAGCTAAAAGGAAATTTCCATGTACTAGCTCGGTCGCTCGACCGGATCTGGTCAGCATCAATGACTCTGACGGAAGCGTGGGAAGAGAGAGCGGAGAGAAGGATAAATAAAAGTTTCATTTAAGTGCTCCTCGACATTTCGCGCCATAACGTGGACCCATGGTCCCAGCTGAATTGAATGCAATCCCCAGCAGCTAGAACGCATGTTCCTTTAACGGATACTCTTCCAGCCGTGTCTAAAGTGAGTGTGTTTGTGTCGGAGCATCCAAATAGAATCAGCTCCTGAGCGTCGGCCGTTCCGGCTTGAATGTTACCGAGCGATTGAGCGCCGCCAGAACCTTGAACGTATGATTTTGTAAATTGAGAACCCGCAGTAAAGGTGATGTTACCCGAACCTGCGATACTATTTGGAGAAGCGAATGTTCCGGAGACTACGACTCCCACCGCTGCTGCGGCTGCTGCGGCCGATACGGCGGCGGCTGCTTCGGAAGCGGCGGCTGCGACTGCGCTTGCGGCGGCGGCCGTAGCAGAAGCAGAAGCCCCAGAGATTGCGGTCGAAGATGGCCAGTCAGCTACGGCAGCCCATCCGTCGCCCGTGGAGTTAACCGTGGGAACCTTATTGTCGGAGTTATCCATATCCTGCGGAAGGATGGGATTAAAGTCTGCTGCAATATAGGTTTCCGGGAGTCTTACCGAACGTAAGGTCTCGTCCTGTAGAAGCTGAGCATACATGGCCAGGCGATCGAAGGCGTCTTCTAGGGCTTCGCGGTAGGCGTCCCCTTGGTTCCGCACGTCGGTGGCTTGAAGGATATTTGGCTTGCGGCGGATTACGATCTTGTAACCGCTCTTTAGATTCCCGGAAGTGAGCCATGCTTGAGAGGCGTTAACAAGGGTTACAGTTCCCCCCGTCGTCGTCCCGGCTCCGGAGACAGTAAAGTCAGTCGTGAGCACTAGGGTCGTTTCGACGGGAGGAGAAGCGTTAGAGCGAACCGTGACTAGAAGGTCCGATGTCGCGTCAATTTGAAACGAGTAGTCATATGCGCTCGTCGCCGCATCGCCAGTATACCTAACCCTATTTGTGGTTGAGCTAATCATCGGCGATTTCCTGCCTTTCGATTGTAAGTGCGTGGTGCTTTAATGTCACCATTATTTTTTATGCCTTCTTTGTAGCGCGTCCTGCCAAGTGGCGTGGCCGTTGTTATTGGCCCAGTCGATGAAGTTGAAAGCCATATTGTTTAGCTGCTGCGGGCTGCCCATGATGATCGACGCGGCCTTTGCCGAGTCTTCTAGGAATTTCCCATCGAACTTCTTTGGGTCGACAAAAGCGTGGTGAATGCCCGTGGCCACTGGAGTAAGAACCGCTTCCATCGCGGACTCTACAGGGGAGAGGCGCATGTTCCCGTGCTGCCCGGTCGCCTTATCGATCGCGTATCCTGCGATATCACGACCTAACCACACGTAACTAAATGGCTGCTGCATGTACCTGCCGGCGATACGCTTCTTGCGATCGTCTCCGTCGACCTTGCCGTTTTTGGCGTTGTACATAAGCTCTCGCCAAAAGTTCTCGTTCGTGGCGTGGAGAGCCCAGAGAAAGAACGTAGCCTTAGCCGCGATGGCTACGGCTGGGAGATAGTTGCCTTCGCGGTATTCAAGCCCTGCGATCTTCCCCTCTGACCATGCTCGATTGAACATCATCGAGCTCCATGAGTAGTACATGGTTAGAATCTTTTTCGCTTCCGAGCCCTTCTGCACCCCAACTAGATCGATAGGTGATCCGCTTCCGAGCGTGCGCTTTACGGTCTCGTCGGCAATGTGAACGGATTCCTCTTCAGAATACTTGCCTAAAGATTCACGGTAGACTTCTTTCCATAAGGGTTTCGCGATCGCGGCGTCTGCATAACGCTGGAAGAAGAAAGCGAAGTGAGCTAGGCCCACGTCTTTACCCATTACTTTCGAGGCGGCGCGATCGAGGAGTGGCTTATCCTGCTGCCACCTGCGGCTAAGATCTGAGATATCGCGGTCGAGAGTCTTCTCCCGCGCGCGCATATAGGTGGACTTCTCTTCGATGAATTCATTCGTTTCACCGCGAGAGAACGCATGGTCGCCGATAGCGCGCATCATTCGCGTTGGCCCAATCTCATGAACCACGTTGATTACGTTGCCGGTCAAGTCCATGGGAAGGTTGCTCAGCTTGAGGGCTAGGGTGGAGAGAGTGGCCTTTCCTCTGAACCATCTAAGAAGCTGCTCGCCATCCTGGAGGGAGTTCCTTTGATCGGATGCTAGGTCTTTTAACCACTGGCTCGTCATCGTGTAGCCTTTGATTCCGACCGCGTTCTGAATCCCAGTCTTCACGTCGTGATCGCGAAGCATGCGGTTAACGTCGATCACAGCTTCTCGGTAAGAAAGGTCATGCACCACGTTCTCGAGGTGATCGAACATAACGCCAAGGGATAGACGAACCGGCCGGGTTACGCGGGTAACGCGAGCCTCGGCATGGCCCCGCTCAGTGTGCGCAGCTACCGCGCTAAATTGTTTATAGAGTTCCGATCGCTGCTCGGACATCTGGAAGGCGTCAGCCGACTTCATGAAGTCGAAGGCGATAGGGTAGTAACCGCCCTCGTAGACACCGTGCTTGGTTACAACTTTCGAAGCCTTCACCTTGTGGGGCTCGACTCCCTTTACTTTCATCTCGAGTGCTTTGATCTCGGGCCAATAGGTGTCTAGGTAATTCCAGACGTCCTGCACAAAGTCCCAGTCGCGTTTGTCTAGGATATCGAAGGCGTCGTTAACCATTCCTTCGTCGATCTTGTATCCACGAGTCACGCGGTCGCGGTTGGTTTCGTTCCCCCAGTTAAGAGCCATCGAGAGCACGTTCTCTTTGGTCAGGGCTTCTCTAAAACCTTTGATCGCGAGGCGCTTCTCAGTCTTATAGGAAGCCAGTTCCACTTGTGTGTAGTGCTTGGCGAGGATCTCGTTTACTTCTTTAACCGCCTGCTCGTGGCGAACTTGCTTGCGGTTCTCAGCTTCCGCCATTGGTCTATATAGGTAGCGGCGAACGGGACCGTTCGGATCTCCGCGGTCGAGGAACTTTACAAGTGAATCCATGTTCACCATGGAAGGAATCACAGCGTCAGGGAGATTGAGCAGAGCCTTAATCTTCGCCTTGAATCCGTGCTCGTCTCCTGTGCCGATCTTAAAATCGTCAGCGTGGGGAGTGCCCACCTTGCCCTCGATCGACGTGCGCAGTTCTTTGGCTGCTTGCTTGGCGTCTATCTTAATAAACTCGTTTAGGAAGCGATCGTTCTTGCGTCCCGACTCGACCACGATCTGCACGGCTTCTCTGAAATCGCGTAGCTCGCCGATCGTCATCTCGGCGCGTTCCACCTTCACGGCCTGGAGCACGGAAGGGGCGATCTGAATGGCGTGGTAATTGTCGTTCTGGCGATCAATGAAACCTGGGAGAGTTTCCGGCACCCAAGCGCTGGCGTTGTATGAAACAAAGCCCGTGGCGTTGGCGATCTCGTGGGGCTCGGCGCCGTCCGCTTCCATCTTCGCGGCGATCTTCTGATTCGTGGCCGCATCTTCTTTAGGGGCAGTCTGAAATCCGAATCGATCGAGAAGCCCGTCGAGCTGCCGCACGAATCCATAGGGCATATCAAGCAGAGAGCCGCGGCGGTTCGTGAACTGCTCCACGTATTTCTCGTGCTTCGATACTTCTTCGTTGATCTTGAAGGATTCCCGCACGAGAGCGTGCGCGACCATTTGCTCCTTCTTAGCCTGGGAGGATTTCTCGTAATCCTTCTTAGCTAGGAACTTGGAAGCCCTCGCTGCGGCGTTACGCTCTTGGGTAATATAGAGCGTGGTCTTCGCGGCCTCGTCTGCTGGCTTGGCCTCGAGTATCCGCTTAGCTTCAGCGCTGGCTGCCTGTGCTTCGGCCTTGGCTAGGACTCGGTTACGTTTCCTTACCTCGTCCGAGATCACAGCCTTGTTCGCGAGCTCCGTCAGGGCTTCCCTCTCGAGAGAGAGGAGTTCCGTCATCTGCTCGGAGTGAATGGCACGGATCGCGTCTTCTCTTAGTTGGGCGGCGTCTTTGATTAGACCCGCTTGCTTTAGGCCTTCGTTGACCATTGCCTTTACTTTGGTTTCGAAAGCGTTGGAAAGCCCGGCGTTCGAGATCTCAAGCGCCATTTGCTCGGCGGTTAGGAATCCATGCTCATCGGCCAAGAGTTCAAACTGCGTTGACTGCTCTGGGGTGAGTTCGCCGGCAAGGGCCTTCTCGGCTAGATCGTATGGGTTAACTTTTTTACCAGTTTCCCGCAATCCTTCGATGGCTGCGAAGACTGGCTCGGCTTTAACCTGGGCTTCAGCAGCTTCCCGGAACTTCGCCGTTTCTTCCGCGAGCTTCTTCTTATAGTCCGCTTTGGTTTTCTCAAGTCGATCCTTTAGGAGAATGCTCTCCGCGTGGTCTCTTGCTTCTTCTTGTAGCTTCTTAATTCGCTCTGAATCCGCTGGGTCTAGGAGATCGTGCGGGAATTCGTCAGCCATATTGAGAGAGCGCTTGGCCTCATCTATCTGACGCTCGGTCGCGAACATGGAGTCAAAAGCTTGTTTTAATTCCGGAGAGACTTGAACGTCATCGAATTGAATCTTCTTCCAGAGATCGGACAGCCACTTCTTGAATTGCTTGAACGCGGAACGGAGTTCAACGCTTGGCGCTTCGCCGGTTTGGTAATACTTCTCGAGTGCTCTAGCTAGCTTCTCGTGGTGATCAACCTTGATCTCGGAACGGTCCGTTACGCCTAACCATTTAAGGATGGTCGCGTAACTCTTTTGAACTTCTTTGGACCCCTTCCCCTCGCCCTCAACCATGTGGCCCATTGCTTCGAATAGGAAGTGGTTGATCTCGTGAAGGCTCGTGGAAATGTCCCGACCCTTGAATAGGTCGAGATTGAAGTCTTTGCCTTTAAAGGAAAGTTGGCCGCGTGGGTTGGATTCATCTCCTTGCGATAGGATATTTGGAGAGTCGGCCATCTTAGGGTCGAACTTCGCTTGTACCGAGCGGATCTGGCTAGGTTCGAAGACTGCAGCGACATCGATTAGTTCTGGCTCGGCGGCCATAGAACCAATAAAGGCGGGGTCAAAAGTATTCTTAAAAATTACGCTGTCGTATCCGTGAGACTGGGCGCGTTCGATAATTTCGCGGTAAGTAACCTCGCGATATCCTGCTCCTTTGAAGTCAACGATCAGCGGGTTCTGGGTCTTTAGTACGGTCTTGTAAACGGTCTGCCCTTCAGTGCCTTGAAGGTTCTTCAAGTGATCGGCCTTCATCTCGGCAACGACGTTTTTAGCCTCTACTAATTGTTCTTTCAGATTTTCGCGTGAGTTTTCGCTAATACGCTGTTCAATCTTTTCGATCTTATCGCGGACTCTCTCTTCGGAGTCGTAGTGATTAAATTTAGAAGATTCGAATGCGGAGCCATGAATATTGGGTATCTTTTCGCCAGTATCCTTCTTAACTACTTCGTATCCGCGATCGGTTTTCACAAACTCGGTGTTATCCAGGAGGGTCTTCAACTTATCGGCGTACGCCTGATTCTCTTTGTTCTTCTTCTCGAAGTCCTTCCTCTTGAGCGTTCCCTCTAAAAATTTTACGTTATTCTCGGCCTGCTGAATTTCATACTCGCGAAACTTGATCTTATGTTCCTGCGCTTGCTGCGATCTTTCGAAGTCTTCCTTAGACTGTGCGAACTGCTTTTCGATAGAAGCCCTCTCGGCCTTTTCCTTTGCATCTAACTTGGATACCCACTTCGATCCGTGCTTCTCGCGCATGCGGGCGGTGAAATTTTCTTTGGCTCTTGTGGCTTCTGCTTCGGTCCTTGATGAGCGGAGACTTAGCGCGTCGTTTGATGCTCGAGCGTAATCACTGGCAGTCTCGGGCGATGAAGCAAAGAAGTGTGCCAACCTGGCCGAGCCCGCGCCAGTAGATCCACCTAATGTGTCTCCGGAAAAACTTTCGATGTCAGCTCTTGTCCCGTGGAACCAAGCATGCTCAGTGTCGAAGCCTAGCTTAACAGCGCGCTTCCTTTGAGCCCCTTCGACTGGATATGATGCGTCGTACGAGTGCTCTACCTCTCTCTCGTAGGCGCCATCGCTGATCTCTAGGCCCAGGTCTTTGCCTAGTGACTTCTCTAGTTCTGCCTTTAACGCCTTTGCTGTAGCTGAAATCTGTTTAGTTGCAGCACCTTGGAAGTAGCTTTTGGTCTCCCTGGCTGTATTGATCTCAGCCTTGAGTTTTGCTATACTGTCGGGAAGGGGCTCCTTATACCGGGTCTGCCCGGTACCTTCGGGTACCTCGCTTCCCAATGGCGGTGGAGCCCCTTCTTTTTCCACCACAAGCGAATGGTAAAGTTTCTTCCCCATCTGGGTTTCGTTCACTACCAAGCGAGCTATAGCCAGCTTTCCGTTGGCCTCAAATGGAACATAGAAGTGATGCGTCCACGGAATATTGCGGTCGGCTTTACCTTCCTTGTTTACATACTTTTCTTTGTAGAAATAGACTGCGTTCTTAACCAACTCGTCCAAGTGATCGATAGCCTTTGATCCGGCATCGTTCTTTACGTGCGCTCCCGCGTGATTGTCTGCCTTGGATGGGATATCGATATTCCATCCTGTCTGTGAGTTCGTCGCCGACCCAGGGCGAGGTCCCACGCTCTCTATCTTATCGAGGTTTGAAACGGTAACCTTCCCGGAATCTTCCATGGGAAAGTCAGTTTGCTCGGGAAGATTCCGAACCTCTCTTCGAGCCGGCCCTTGGTCCATACTTCCTGCGTTGAAAGACTTATCAACGCCAGCAGCCCTATGAATTTCATCACGCGAATAATTTGTCTCAACTGCTTTACCCTTTCTTCGTCCCTTCCAAGAAAGCTTGCGAACCTCTAAAGGCTGCAATCCAAAGGCTTCTGCAACGGCATCTGCGGAAACGTCTGGGATATTCTCCAAAGCTTTCCGCGCAAGAGCGAGGCGATCCTTCTTGGCTCCCTGAGATACCTCGCGAAGCAATGCCTGACCTTCCTGGGTATCGGAGGTCATTCGCATTTCTTGGGCTTGGGCCAAGTCGTGGGCGTCCCGTGCTGCCACGTTATCGAAGGCGCGCACATTGATATTGAACTCGCTTGCCACTTGTTCCGGAGTTACGTGTTGCTCGGGCGGCAGATCTTTGTTTCGGTTCTCTGCTTCTGTCGCGAAGAACGACTCGAACACCTTGGCTTTTAGTGTGGCGGCCTCTTTCGTTTCGCCAGCTTGGATTAGTTTTTGCTTAAATTCTTCATGAACCGCAGCGGCGGATTCTTTGACGGCGGTGGCTTCTGGAGACGGATTACCAGTGGCCTCTGTCTCCATCTTCTTAACTCGCTCCGCCCAATCCTTTTGAACCTCCACCGATTGCCTCGAAGTCAAGGCTTCCGGGGAGAACTTCACGTCTTCAGCAAGTCCCGCGTAGTGCTCGGTATGCACTACCTTCTCGACCCAAGTAGAGAGCGGAATCTTTAAGTCTCCGCCGGTTAAGCGGGCTTCTTCTAATTGCTTCCCGATTCCGAGCTCCTGAGCCACGCCCTCGATCGGGAGCCCCTTACCCTGGAAGTAAGAGGTCGCGGCCTCGAGAGGGATATAGATATTCTCGACTGGCCCGTCTTTGGTTAGGCTTTGAACGAGATCGCGGTGCGCTTCCGGCAATCTCTTCAGGAGCTTCGAATCTTTAGCCGTCTCTCCGAGTGCCTGGTAAAACGCCTTCGTTCTCTCGGCTTGCGAGAGTTCTGCGGGAGTGTGTGCGGTGGCGATGGCTCCCATTCCGTGCATAGCGCTAATGAGGAAAAGGTTATCGATGTAACCCTCGATGCTCGGAGTCTCTCCCTCCACGGCCTTGCCTGCGACTTCCAAGGATCCGGCTTCGGTCGCGATCTTTGCGCCAGCGGTGGCAGTAGCGCCAAGCTTTGCGGATTGCGCCAGCCATCCGGTCGCCCCGCCCGTGGCCTGAACAGCGAGACCTACTGCGGTCTGCTTCCCGAACTCCTTTAGGATCAGCTTGCTCCGCTCGAGAAGGTCGGCCGTGTCTTTGATGTCGCCTTTATGAAGGTGCTCGATGATTCCCTTTTTGAGTGCAGCGGGTGCGCCGAATCCCCCGGCTGCCGAGCCTACGAAAGCGCCAGCAGGTCCGGCCACAGCCGTGCCGCCAACTCCGCCCGCCAAACCGCCAGCGATCATGAATGGAATATCCCCGGCCAAGGTGGCGGCTCCTGAAACAAACTTCTGAAGACGGGTAGCGTCGGGTCCGAGAACTGTTTCCGGCGCCTTCTGCCGATACATAAGACCGTAGAGAGAATTCTGATATCCCGCGCGGAAAGATGAGTGAAGATCGTCCGCAATCACCGCCTGGTTAACTAGGTTCGCGTGCTCTTTTAGGTTGTCGAGATCGTCGTGAGCGACGGAGGAGTTCTTCGGCTCCTCCAACCACTTAGCCAGCTCCGGAGTATTATCAATAAGAGAATCGTAATCATTGTGCTCGACCGCTTTCTTTCGCGAGATCGTTTCAAAATTACGCGCGACAATCTCTTCCGGAATATTCGTATCGTTTGAAAGCTGGCGAACCTTTGCCGCTTGATCGGGCGCCGTTGCGGTTCCGGCGAACATCGAAGCCTGAAGCTGTGACTTCTGGGTCTTCCTATCTTCAGCGATCATCCGGTCGTAAGGGTTTCCGTCTACGCCATCGATGATCTTGTCGTAGTCGTTATAATCGGGATGAGGCGGAACGGCGGAAGGCGCGGCGGGGGTAGGCTCGGGAATGTAATCCGGAAGGTCTCCAGATAATGGGGCGGAATCTTTGCCCGAACCTGGGGCGATGTTCCCGGTCGCATTAGAAGATGCCTGGCCCTGAGGCATGGGGTATTTGTCGATCTCAGATAAATACTTCGATACCCCAAGCTTCTTAGCCGACTCCGCTCTTGCGTTAGTTTCTGGAACGGTAGGCATTAAGGAGCACCTGCTTTTCTGGAATAGAGTTCTAAGATTTTATCGTCAGTTACTGGGATGCCGCGGCGCTGAAGGGTCTGCTCGATGAGAGCCTTCTCTTGCGCGGGAATGTCGCCTAGTCGGAACTGTAATTTCTCGCCTGGGTTGAGTTCGAACTTCCGCTTCTTCGTGTCCCAGAGCCAGCCCTTGCTGGTGACGCCTTCCACGATTAATGAGTCGGTGATCTTTTGGAGCTCAACGCTATTGATCTTCTTGCCGCTGGCCTGCTGAACCGCGATAACTTTCTCGTCTACCTGGCGGCGAAAGGAATTAATCTGTGTGGCTTCCGTCTCGTCCTTCGAGTTCGGATCTACGCCAGCCTGCTTGAGAGCGTTGTTCACGATCTCGGCGTCGGTACGCACGCCGTCAAGAAGCTTCGCGGTTTTGTCGTCCCCTTTACGGAGACCTTCCTGCGCGTTTACGAGCTCCTTAAATTCAGCGTCGGCCAAGTTCGAGCGATACTTCATTAGGTTAATGCGCTGATATTCCGAGCGCATCTCTGGGGACGACGCCATGGTCTTGAGATTGTAATACTGATTCCAGTCGGTAACGGGCTGCGTGCCTTCGCGCTTGTGCTTGGCGTAGGCTTCTAATGAAGACTTGTCAGAAACCGAGAACGTATTCCAAACGGATCTAGGAATATTATCCGTGTTGCCCGTTTGATCGATGATGTTCCCGGCAGACTTAGAGTTCTGCTCCTCTTGATTCTTAATCGCCAGCTGCTTCATGGCGAAGCGGTCCTTAACCCGGCGCTCGGTCTCATCCCTTAGTTTCGGGTCTTGAATGGCGAGCGCCTTCGTAAGCGCGTCTTCCATAGTTCTGGATGAATTGAAGATCTGGTCCGACGTGCGCTGCGATTCTCCGGCCAACGTTCCGGCTTTAAGATTCTTCTCAACCGTATCCACGTCTGGTCCAGTTAACTGGTCTTTCACCTTTTCGAAATATTGCTTGGCTTGAATGTCGGAGCCGTTGTCGAGCATCCGGTCGATCACCGCGAAATGCGTCTTACTCCGGATGTCCTTCATCTCCACCTCGACAAGGGCTGCGGGCTTGCCTGTCGCGGTCTGGTGATAGATAGATTCCTGAAGCCTGATCTTATCGTCTACGGCGCCGGGATTGTTGTAGTTAAGAATCGCATCATTCCGCGCGGCCATAATTCCAGACTTAACGGTTTCGTCCTGATACTTATCGGACTCCTGCGAAACATGGTGGAGAATCTGCCCGTCGAATTCGAGCTTCTCCTTCATGCGAATCTTCTTGGCCATCGCGATCTGCGTGCCGCTGAGACTCTTCTCTAGTTCATCGGCGTAGTCGTCGAATTGTTTTCCGTAAGTCTCTGGCGCAGTAAATGAATTAGAACCCTTCTGGGTCATTACGCCGCTCTTAGGATCCCAAAACAGCTGCTGCTTCTTTTGCGCTAGCTTGGCGTAATACTCCGTAGTCGCTGAATCGTCGGCTTTCTTCTTCTCTTCTTCGTAGACCTTCGATGCCTCGAGGCCCACATTGCCGATCGATTTAAAGACTTCCGCGTTCCCAGCCCCGCCACCGAAGGACTCGAGAGGGGCGTCATTGTTGACGCGAACGCCGGGGATTCCCGCCTGCTGTACTCTTGGCCCTTGGGTTACTGGGACTTGCGCCATTACTTCGTCCCCTTTGGAGTCTGATTATCTTTATATTTCCCATAGGCCTGAGTGCCGTATGAGAGGGCGTTCATGCCGCCGGTTGCGATCGAGTTCGCGGCCGCTCCCTTTGTCGCAGCGTAGTTGAATCCCGCCTGTGCCGTGGCCGTATTGGCCTGAGTCTTGATTCCCCAGGCCTCTCGCCACGCATTGCTCTTAATCGTTCGAGCGTCTGCCATGGCAGACGCCTTCGTGTCGTTCTGCGCATCGAGAGAGGATCCGTAGTTTACATCGACTCCGGAGGCGGCGAGGGCTGCTCGCTGTTCCCCGACCATTCGGTCCCCAGCTTTGATCGCCTTCGTTGCGTCCACGTCGCCGCGAGCGATTACGTCACCGGCCTGCATGTCGGCAAGCTGAGCGTTGATCTCTCCCTGCTGGCGTTGGTATTCGGCTTGGGATTTTAGGGCACTGGCGTTCGTTAGTCCTGAGACTAGACTCGAACCTCCCATCATTGCGAGACCTGCGCTTGCGCCCACGTTACCCTCCGATCGGAATAATTCCGCTTGGCGCTACCGTAAGCACCTTGAACGGATAGGGACCAATTTGTCTGATAAAAATTCGGCCATTCGAATTCCACTCGCCTTGTAAGTTCTGGCGCACTTCCCCCGTGAATAGAGGAGGAGGTCCATCAAGGACGGTGGAGTCGGGAAGCTTTAGTTCCGTGAGACCTTCGAGCGGATCATCGTCGTCATCGGTCGGAGGCTTGCCGCCTACCCATAGACCGCGAGTGGACTCGAGCATTAAGGTCACTTCGCCTATGCACTTATTCTTATCGATCAGCGTCTCGCCGTTGGCCGTGTCGATATTTAGGAGTTCGATATCTGAAATGTAGGGAATGCCCACCCGAATGAACGTGTAGTATCCAGGCAGGGTAACGGCTCCCGTCGCGACCGTGATCGCCGTCATGCTGCTACGGTTTGGATTGGCTACCTCAAACCCATCTGCAAAGACTCCCACTGTCTCGCCGTTTAAATGCCAAATTCCAGTCACTTGGTTTACGGCTTTTCCCCACTTAGAAAATGCGGTCGATCTCATGGCGGCTGGCACGGTTTGGCTTAGGCATCTTCCCGTAACTACGGTGCCGCTCGTATAGGCTTTAATGGTGAAGCGAAGAACCGTCCCGTCCGCACCTTCGATATGTATCTGTTTGTTCACATCCGTAGATGCGAAATAAGAGGACGATGCGGTAAGAGTCAGCGTCTCGTTATAAGTCCAATTAGTTCCACCGGAGATGGTCATCGTGAGAGCCGCTGAAGTGTTCCGTCCATCGAGCACGCCGGCGCAATCTAGGAAAGGCGCATCCTTAATATCGGATTTAAAAATCGCGCTCACGGTCTTTCCAGAGAAGTTGCGAGACTTCATTCTTTCGATGTAGCGCTTCACGTAGCCGTTAACCGTGCGCTTCACGACTAGGTAAACGGAGTCTTCTCCGTCTTCTGGCACGACACAGATACGCTCTACGCCTCGGAATGCGGTTCCTCCACCTGCGTAGGCCGATCCATTAAGCACGCCTTCTTCGGTATCGAAGTCGTGCCGGTGCCAGGCTGCGATCATTTGGTCTTTAACGTAAGTGAGACCAAGAAGAACGCCGTCATCTCTGACCGCCCAAAGGATTGAGTTCGGAGTCTTTTGATATGCAATGTCCACGATCTCGTGGCCATCGACCAGGTGAGCGGAGAACAGGGAAAGCTCGTTCCCTTTGTATCCGTCAGACTCAAAGCTAAATGCCATGTCGATAATCAGGGAGCCGTTCTTTTGAACGTAAACGACATCGCCATCAATCACGACCGGAGGGAGTGAACTTGACCCGTTGTAAGTGAACTGCCTTGGATTGATCTCGGTCGGAGTAATTGTCCCGCCAGAGTCCCCGAGCAGAGCATGCTCTCCCGCCTGGGTTAGGATTAAAGGCTTCCCGGCATCGACGATATGCTCGATCGCGTTCACCTGCTTGCCCGTGATCCGAGCAGTGATCGAGTCGTCGGATTGCAGAGGAATGTAGCGGGTGAAATTCTTGTACTGCCCGCTCCTCGACATCCAAATGCCTTCAGGATTGAGCTTGGAATTTCCAAGAACCAGGCGCTGCTGAATGTATCCCACACATGAAGGGTAATTGTGGGCTCGCTGAGCGTTTCCTCCCGACGAATAGGCGGTGTACGCAGAGCTATCGACGGCTGCGCCCGACATATCTCGAAGTGAGAACGTAGTGTTCGAAAGGGCGGTCACCTTGTAAAATAGGCTATTTACTTCCGTCATCCCGGTTACGCCCGAGATATAAATCACATCATCGGTCGAATATCCGTGCGTGGCCGTGGTCACTACGGCAGGGTTCGCTGCCGTGATTCCTGAAATTGCTTTCGCCGTCTCTAGAGCGAAAGGATCTCGAGCCGTAGGAGGAGTGGCATTGGCATCGGGAGAGATCGCGTTGTCAGTAAACGATCCAGTCGTCGAGGCTCCAATGAATCCGCAAATGTCCGAATATGCCACCTGTCGGTAGATGTAGTAGGTCACCGCGCCAGGTGCTGTATCCCACGTAAAAGTAACCGGGCTAGCGGACGCAGGCTGATTCCCATACGACAACGAAGCCGGAAGACTCTCTTCTAAGGAGTCGGAACTAATTGCGGTAACTTGGTATTTTACCCCGCCACCCGTTCCACCCGATGCAGCTAGATTCGTAGGGGCTGCTTGCCCAGGTGCGAACGTTATCTTAGTCAGCGTCCAACTCGTGTGCCCTGTCCTTGCCAATTCGTAAGGAGGATAGTCCTTATGAACTATCGTCATCACGTCGGCGGATTGCACGAACTTGAGAGATGAGAGATCTGTATACTGATACGGAGTTACGATCGCGTAGATCTTCGCGACGGTTCCGCCGCTCGAGTATGTCGTGTAACTCGTGGTATTAATCGCGTTGCCGTCTTTGTCTACAAGCGTGAATGTATCCGTCGTGCGGTTTGCCACGAGAGCGTAACGATTGTTCAGCTGGGTCATGCCCACGATTCCGGACACGTAAAGCTCATCGCCGTTAGAATATCCATGGCCCGTAATCGTTATTACTCCGGGGCTTGCCTTAGTGATTGCGGTGATGTTCTTGGCGGTGTTAGTGAGCAGAGCGCCATCACGAATCACTCGCATGTAGTTCGTGCCGAACTCAAGAACGTAGGTCTGATCGGCATTGAAAACGAATTGAATTAATCTGACTGGAATCTGGGAGCTCGCAACTTCGCAAACCCATTCCCCGCCTGGTCGGTTAGATGCTCCACCATGGCGCTGAATCAACGTATTGCGGCAAGTCCTTAGACCCGTAGAATACTTGTTCGTATCCACGCGGCCGTAAAGGCTAGGAGTGATCTCGCCGGCTGAGAAATTTAATTGCCTCGACGTGCTCAGGAATTACCTCGCATCGTATAGGTCACCGTTTGATTCGTCGGTTGATTGATCTTCTGTAATTGCGTTGGCCCTGGCCTGGCGCACATAGGCCTCGTACATAGCCATGGCCTTTGGCCCGAGCTGATTCTTATCGCCGGCGGAAATGCGTGGGGCGATCATGGCGGCTAAGCGGCATGAAAGGGCGATCACGAAGTCGGCGTCGAACCTGCCAGTCTCGGTGATGTCTTCAGTGATCTCAGCGATCGGCGCTGTTTCATCTGTGTAAATAACTTTTGCGCTTCCAGCGCTAGCGATTCGGAACTTAATCTTTGTCGCATTCGAGTCAGTTCTCGCGCCGCTCAGGATGCGGCGGAAGCGGATGCAGTCCGAAGGGTAGGCGTAGGAATACTCCCACTCATTTCCTAAATCTTCGGTAGCGTCTTCTTCAATTAAAGAGAGGGCCTTGAACTTCGTAGCGAATGGCCAATCGAAATCCCTCAACGCAGTGGTGCGGGCGATCTCGTAGAACAAACGGCAAGCGCGCGCGGGCTCTGACTGGTCGGTATCGAAATTCGATATCCCACTTCCAGAGGCCACGTGCGAAAGCGCGAGATTGCAGATATCCGTTTTCGAAGACATCTAGCCTCCTACTTGAATCGTCCGATTCCAATCACTGAAGCACTTGTGTCGGTCGAAACCTTCCACGCGCCATTTACGGAACGCATCCCTAGGTTTAGGGAATAGGTACCGATGGCAGCGCCGGCGGCGAAAACGACGATAGACGGCGCCGAACCGTCTTGGATAAAAACCTTGTTGGCAGTGGTCGCGCTCACGGCGACGATCATCTTCTCGAGCACGTCCCCAGCCCCTCCGGTCACGCCTAAGGTCGTGGCGGTCGAAGAGAATGGAACGACTTCGTAGTCGGTATGAGGTGGCTCAGCTCGGGCTACTCCCGGAAGCATCAACACGAGAGAGAGAATAAAAAGCTTCATAGATCCTCCGAAAGTGGCGCGGGCGGGGTAATGGCAAACCCCACCCGCGCGCAGCGAATTAAATAACGTGCTCGTCTTCGTCGATTTCTGGCTCAGGTTCGGCAACTTTCTTGCCCTTCTTCCCTTTGCCCACCGGCTCGTCTTCCACCTTCTCCATCCACGTATCCGAGAATTGCTCCTCGGGCGTGAACACGTGGTCTACTGGTTTTATGTCGATGCCCTTGGGATATCCGCCTTCCGGTTCAGGCGGCATCTTCTTGCCCTTCCTTGGCTTTAGATCGAACTCCTGTCCTGGTCGCTTGCGACCGTGGGCATAAAAACCTAGTTGCGTAGCACGTACTTTCATTCAGTCTCCTTACTTACGAGATGGTGTAACCTTTGGCGTAGGCGGTGAAATTGTCGGCGTCTTGAGAAAGAGCCGCAGTCAAACTGCCCGTCGAAAGGTTTCCGTTGTTAGGGGTGTACTTAAGGCGGATGTAGCGAAAGTTCGATGCGAAATCAGGGCTGATCTTCGCTACGTACTTGCCGCCCACCGCCGCGAGAGCTGGGATGATGAACAAGCGCTGTACACCGTCAGGAGTAAAGCTCGTGGTGCTATCACCTTCGAGTTCTACCGTGAGAGTGGAGTCAGAACCTGAGTCCGTAAAAGCAACGTCCACCGTCACCACTACGAATAGGTTGGTTCCAACACCGATATTTCGGGCAGACCCGAGATCGATGATGTTGTCGGAGGCGGCTGCCGCCGTAACTGCCTGTGCATCAGAGAACAAATGTTGTGCGTCGAGAATCATAAAATCTCCTTTGAAGTTGAAAGTCGTTGGTTAGGACACAGCTGCTTCGGTTTCGAGCAACTGGTCGAGCAACTTCACGGGGATTCCGCGGAAGTTCATTACGGGCTTGCCGTCTACGTTTGCGTAGCCAAGCTGACCGCCCACTTGCACGTCGTCGCGCATTTGGATGTCGAGCATCTGCTTCACGGTGCGGTTCATGTAGAACGCGCAGTTTCCGCCAGATACGCCGCCCGCTGGGATACGGTGGTAAGCCTTGATCATGAGTTCGATCAGGTCGGCTGCGGAACTCTTCGCGATAAGGTTCGAGATATCGATGTTCGCGATGCGAACGCAGTATCTCCAGTCCTTAACTACGAGACCGCCCTTCCAGATGAATTGGTCCTGGAATGCGCGGAGGCGCGAGCCTGCGATTCCGGTTCCGCCGGTTACGGTTTGCTCGCCGAGATCCTTGTGCTCGAGACCCGCTTGCGAACCCTTTGGGAAGGTTCCGAATAGACGGTCTGCGCCCCAGCACACGAGATAGATCGAAGAGTTATCCGATCCAACTCCGCCGGCGTTCAGGATGTGGGAAGCGTTGGTGGCCGAGAGAGAAGAGTAACGAACGGCAAGACCGTTGAACTCTTCTGGCGCGGTACCAGAGTTTCCGTACACGAGGGTTTGAGCCATCTCTTGACCCATGGCTTCTACGAATGCAGAGCTTTCCGACAAGCGGAATGCGCCTACATCGTTAGCGAGCTTTGCAAGCTCCACGTCCACTTCGGACCAGGCTTCCAAGAGACCGCAGCCGTCAGTTACCTGCGCCGTGGTGCTCTTGCTCGGGGTTACGGCCTGGTTGATCAAGCGCCAGTAAACGCTAGGCAAACCAGTTCGGATCGTGGACTGGTGACCAGTTACGAGGTTCCCTTCCATGAACGGGATATCCTGAAGAATCTCGTTGTTCTGGGAAAGCATCTCCACAATGGCTGCTACTTTTCCAGATGGGTCTAAGCGCTTCGCGTGATCCGCAAGGGTCAATACGTTTGCTCCAAGTGTCGGCATAAATTATTCCTTCTTTGGGTAAAATATTTCGGAGAGCGATTTTTCCTGCTTTGGGGAAGCAGAGGCTTGAACGAACTTGTCGTTTGCCAATAGCTTTCCCGCGGCAGCACACATGCGGATCAGTTCTGGGTGATTGCCCAATCCACTTGAGTCGAGCGCTTCCTTGAGCTTTGGCGATCCAAACTTCGTGACAAATCGCTTGGCGTGTTCCGCGCTTTCTTTCGCGAGGTTTCCGCCGATCTCTTTGTCGTTCTCGAAGTCCTTCCTCCACTGCTCTACGTTTTGGGTTAGTTGTTGCTTTTGAGCCTCTTGGAAGGTGGCGATTGCCTTGTGCTCACGGTCCACATTTGCCTGTGCTTGCTCGGGAGTTAGGCCGCTGGCTTTCGCTTCAGCGACAATTTCCTCGATTCGCTTAGGGTTTAGGAGTGAGCCCTCCGGATGCTTTAGATCGAACTTTACGGGTTCAACTTTGGCGGGCGCGGCGGGTGCCTCTTTAGGCGGCTCGGTTTTGGTCTCCGTGGTCGCTTCAGCTTTTGGGGCTTCAGTAACTACAGTGGCCGGTGTTGCATCAACCGCTTGCGTGGTGGCGGGCGCGGTGGTTTGCTGAATCTCAGACATTATTAAAACCTTTCTCGTGTGCGATAATTTGTAGGTTTGGCCAATTCTTTGGCGAAGCTGCGGTCATGGCTTCGATGACCTTTTGACCGACGTTCTGCTCGCCGGACATGAAGTACATTTGTGAACCAGAGTGGCTGTAGTTAAGGCGGCCGACGCCACACTCACCTAGTAGCCACCAAAGAAAACGCTGGCCGTCTTCGTTGGCCATCAAGAAAGAGACGTGATCATTCAGCTTATTTTCCGCGTGACGTTGCTTGTCGGCGGAAGCTTTCACCTGAGATTCGTCACTTAAATTTCTTTGTTTTGGTTCGCCCATGAATTCCTTAGTTGTTGTTGAACCAGCGACCTACGGAGCCCACGGCGGCCCAAGAGTCTGCGTCTACTGCACGAAGATTGAGAATGTTTCCCGACGATGAAGAGAGAACCGACGCGCCGGTCGCGATCGTCATATTGAGAATTGAGTCGGGGGCTGCGAATGGCTTAACGATCAAGTTGCCTTGTAGCTTTGATACGAAAGTGAATTCACATCCAGGAACGGTCGAGGCTTCTGGAAGCACTTCAGTGATCGAAGTGGCGGCACCTTGAACGATCGTCTTTCCGCAGTCGGTCGCGGCGAGATACTGGGAGCTTGCCGATACGGAGCCCACCTGAGATTGATTGTCTAGGTAGAGCTTGCCCGCGATCTGCGAGCACTTGGTTCCGTAAGCGCACTGCACGTCGGCTTGCGAGCCTAGGTCTAGTCCGCTGTTATCGAAGAACCGCACCGATGCGAAGGAAGGGAAACAGAACAAAATGCTGAATAGAACTAAGAGGGCTTTCATCTTTACTCCTTTGGTTATTTCGGGACTAAGCCCCGCTTTAAAAGTCATGGGCCACCTGGCACGATGCGGCCGGCGTTGGCCTGGTCGGTTAGGCGAGTGAGCGCGTTGTCGCTCGACATATCCGTTTGGGAGAGATTCTTTGCGGCGCTTGATGCCTGCTCGACCGCTGCCATTCGTTGCTGAGCGGCGGCTGCTTGCTGCTGCTGATCTCTGATTCCTTTAACTTGGTCTTCCGTTCGAACGATCTTGGGAGGGAGACTCGTCATCTCACCGATCGAGCTGAGCACTTCGTCGAAGTCAGTCTTAACGAGAGTGGTTTGATCGATAGCGGCCACCATTTGAACGATCTGGAGGTAGCGCTCAATTCCGGAGATACCCACGATCTTCTGGGCTTGGGCCATGATCGATAGGAGCTCGACCTTGATGTCGGTTCCTTGGAGTTCTTCCGGAGCTTCGGGGAATCGGCCTTGCTTGAATCCGATAAATAGAGCGATGTCGATCAGGGGCTTGAGCAATTCCTGCTCGGTCTGCTCGTATACGTGACCCAAGGCTAGGAATTTTTCTTCTTTCCGCTCGGTCACTTCCATGGCGGTCGGACGCTGAGAGCGGTCATCGCCTGAGAGCATTAGGAAAATGTCTTCGTAGTAGGCTTTACGAATGCGTTCGCGAACTTGAGACTGCTTCTGCTCCATTGCCTCTAAGCGAAATTGAACCTCGTGAATGGGGCGTAGGCCCTGCTGTCCTTCACGGGAATTCGTCGCGGTGAAGTCGCCGGGAAGGATAGAAATCTTTTTATTGATAAGCTCGGGCGGACCCTGCATTGGCGGGTCGATCATCTTGTCGATCGCTTTGAGAGATTTCTTCTCGCCGGCCTGGAGCTGGCGAATGTCTCCGAGCGCCGTCATGCCTGGGCAATCGGTGCCGTAAACGTCTTCGCCGCTTACTTCCCAGCGTGGGCATAGAACTGGGAAATAGTCGTATCCTGATTCGCGGAGATATTTTCCTGAGTCTGCGGAAGTGTATACGCCGCTGCCGCCGGCATTCGCGGAGCCAGAGCCTCTCTCGTAATAGCAGCTCGAGAACTTGGCATGTTTTGGAAGGTGAGAATTCGGATCATAGTCCGCGTTCGGCTCGATGATATGGCGGATGTCTACCCAGTTCTCTAAGTTCCCGGACTCATAGGAGGTGCGAACGTAATTCGAGAGGTTGTCCCAATTGTAATGATCGCCCTTACTCTTCTTGTCTTCCTTCTCTTCGTCTTCGCCCTCTTCGCTGGTCTCGCCGAAGCGCTCCAATACTTGGCGCACGGTAAGACGGAACTCTCGAGCGAAGACGCCTACCTTTAGATTCTCATCGTTCGCGATTCGATAGGTGCCGATAGGTAGGACTTGGCAGCGGATGAGGGTCTCGAAGTCTTCTTCGATCAGCATGGCGCCGGTAGCGAAATCGCCCATATCTCCGAACAAGATTGGCGCTTCCTTATATAGGTTCGATTTCAGGAAGAGGGATGACAGCCGCTGGGTCACGACATCGAGCCACTGTTTTACGGATGCTGATTCGTTTAGATCAGGATCCGGAGTGGCCAAGCGAAACCACGGGCGAGCTGGAGACATCACGCCGGCCATCATTCCCGCTCGAAGAGTGCGGCTGGCCATGGTGCCGGTCGAATCGATAATGTCTTGGTTTACGCGGTCGCCTTTATTGGTCTCGGATAGGGTAAAGCGAGCACGCCGCGGACGAATCACGCGAGAGATAGACTTCCAATGAGATAGAAAGCTTTGGATCTCCTGGTCCATCTGGCCCCAGAGAATGTCCATGCGTTGGCGTTTTGTTAGTAGGGAGGTTTGCATCAGCTACCCAGAAGGGTTTTCCCTCCTGCAACTGGTGCGGCGCCTGATACGCCGAGCGGTGAAGTAAGGACGGTTCCGCCCCTCGAGGCATTGACTGGTGCCGAGGAGTTACGACGGCTTAGGTCGCGAGCTAGGTCTTTGGCTTCCTGGTCTTTCTCGGCTCGGTCCTTGTCGGCTAGGTCGCGGTTGAGTTTGTCTTGCTGTTCCTTTTGGACCTTGGCAGTGTGGTCCGCGGCATCGGTCATCTTCTGCTGCTGCGAAACCTGCATTGCGGTGCCGCCGGCGAAAGCAGCCCCAGCCATGATGAAGGGAAGGGAGACGCCCATTAGTCGAGCCTCCGACCGTAAATTTTGTCTATGAATGTGTAGCCAAGGCGCTCGAGCAGAGGGGAGAAGTCGAGTTCTGGCTTGGTCTTTACGTGTTGGTAAACGACCTGAACACCTTCAGCGCGAAGCATTTCGTCGCACCAAGGAATGAACTCAGCGCCGAACCCACGCTTTTCAGGATGAATGAAGATAACGTCTTGGTTTGCTTGCTTTGAAGATTTGTAGTGGGGATTCGTGCGTACAAAGAAAGCCGCATATCCTGTAAGTGATCCGTCTTTATCGCGCGCGGTATATATACGTAGCCCATCGAGTTCTTCCATTCTCTCGTACAGAGCCCAATCGGGAGAGAGTTCTATGTCTTGGTAGTGTGCTACTTCGCGGAAATGGCAAAGCAAGAGCGGGAACAGCTCGTCGAATAGGGGGGCTGAAGCTAGCTCTCGCTGGAATTGCACTGGAGATATGGTGACATTAAAGCACCACCAATATCAGTGGACTAATTAGTACATCATGCTTCTTTTAGCGGATCGTATTCCGTCAAAACCTTCTGAGACTTAGCCTCTTGCCCAGGAATCCGAACTGCCGCCGGCTGATCAGGGAGAGCGAAAGTCATAGAGAGGGCGTCCGATTCATCGGGTGAAAACCCGAGGCGCTTTTTGATCTGATCCTTCTCTTCAACCCTAAGCTTTCCATTCTGTAGCGTGTACGTGTGGGCAACAAGTGCGCGCTTTAATCGCTGGCATTTGGGGAGAACTCCGCCACGTTTGACCCACTCTGACAAAAGGAAATAGCATTCTGATCGTTTGTTGAAATATCTAAGGTCGTTTGCTTTTCCGGATCCGTAGAATTCAATAGGTGGATAGCCAGCTTGAATGAGCGCATCGACGACCCCCGCCCCGTATCCACCGGAGCCATCTACAATATCTAGCTCATGCTCCCACTTCCTTCGTGCCTCTTGTATCCTTCCCGCGATCTCCTGAGTCCGTGCATTTCGCATCGTGACCATGCGCGCGGCTCGTAGTCCCTGCCGCGGAGCCAGGACCGTGCCGTCATCCCCGAAGCGTGCCACGTCCACGCCCATGCGCTTCTGGCTCCAGTTGTATGCGTCGAGCGTTATGTGGCGCTTCATCGCAGCCTCAACGTCATCCAATCCGAAAAGAGAATTGAACCCTTGAGGAGGAAAGAGGCCTAGGATAGTGGCCATTACCCAAGGGTTATCGCGGCCGTATAAAGCTATCTGTTCTCGAGCATGCTCGATGTCCACCCGCGGAGTTCGTTTGGGGTCGTCAGGATCCGCAGTGATCGAGATTACTTCCCACCCGATATCGGTCAGGCACACATGATATAGAAGCCCGGTCGAGGTCGTGGGGTTTCCGGCAGCTACGATCAGCCCATCGACTACGCCGCCCGTGAAGATCTGCGACGCCTTCTGGCCCACCGATACAGGCATCGCCCCGATCTCGTCTAATAGGACGAAAGGGAATTTAGAGTGGAGACCCGACATCGAGCGGCCAATTGATTCTAGGTCTGCATCTTTGGCGTAACTTCTGGCCGATAAGAAGCACGTCTCAGGATGCTGCTTGTGAACGATCTGCTCTTTATTCCACACGAATAAGTCTTGGAGAATCGGAGCTCGTTGCTGCCACTTGGCGAGTTCCGCCCAGAGACCGTCTCGAAGGTTGTCTCTTCCCTCCCCAGAGAGCGCGATTCCCTTTGGATGTTCGCCGATATCACCGAATAGGAGTAGGCGAAGCCATCCCGTGATCGCGAGAACAGCGGTCTTTCCCGGACCAGTGCAGGCCTTATAGGCAATCTTGCGCCTGGGATTGTGAGCGCCGCCCGACTTCCTTAATCCCTCGACCTGCCAGTGGTCGGGCTCGAAGTTGAATATCTCACGCGCTGCTGCCACATGATCCATGCGCCAGCGCCTGAGATTCTTCGCGACTATCTTCTCATTTTCAGTCACGCGAAATGGTCGTCACTTGCGCAAAAGATTATATAGAGAGCGGCCACTATGCAGCACACTCCAGCCATCACCGGGTCCATCGTTTACTCCTTGGCTTCGACATGGCTATGCGTATATTCCGCTTCATTACTGAAGCCATCGAGCAGCTCCTGCACCAAATCCCATTCGGCGAAACCAGGTGCCACCATCTTCCAGAAGTAAGCACTAATCCCCATCGTTCACTCTCCCCTAAAGGCTCTAAGCAGCTGATACAACTAAAGCGCCGAATCATCTTTACCGTCCTTGTTACAAGTCAGGTTGCCTATCTCCATGATGCAAACCTCCGGGCCTTTCTTTATGCACGGATCCTTTGGCTCGGCGTGATACTCGGCGCTCGCTCCGCAGCCAAATAGGAGCAGTGATAAGAGCGCCGCCCTCATTTTTTAGCCTCGTGGTAAATCGTTTCCACTACGGCTTCTCGCTTTCCCCATTGCATGCGGGGCTTCTCGCTCAGAACTTTCTGATGCTTCCAAACTCTCGAGCCCGTGACTTTGTTCACGTAAGTAGTTACGGAATCTTCGCCACATACAGGACATCTCGAGTCCTTAGGGATCGAGTGCTTCACGCCTCCTCCTTATTCGCGGCCGCGACTAACTGCTCCCACCCGATGGTCCCAGTGTGGTTGATGTTCTCTTTGGGTTTGCCTGCGACTCGGTTGAGCGTGGACTCGATCGAGGAGAGATCGGAGTTCTCGTAAGCGTAGAGAATACCCCTCGCGTAAAGGACCGTGAGCATAGGCTCGGTCGTGCTCTCGCTGAGTTCGGTAAGCTTGGCGATATTGTTGTTTAGGAGGAGCTCGACGATCTCCTTAATGTGCTCGTTGGTTACAGCCTTTAGAGCCTTGATCTCTGGGGCTTCAACCGGGCGACCTTTAGGGTTACCACTCTGGCCCTTCTTGAAGTCGCGGCCGCCCGACTTGGCTCGCTTCACAGCAGGACCTCAGGGCAGAACAGCAGAACTGCGTTAGCGGCCAAGATGGCTCCGATGATTAGGGATATCCCAATAGCCTGAATCGTGGCATTTCCGGACTCGCGCCCCAGGATTAAATCCTCGGCCGTGAGATCTAGGCCCCGTTCTTTCGCTATTTGGAGTGCAGCCTTCTGCCAGGACCGAGGCACGTCACCGCCGCATCCGCCCTTATCCTTCGAGCGCTTTAATCGCGATACTTCTGTAGGGCATTTGTTTAATGAATTCGCTGCTTTAATGACACCGCCAAAGGCGGCTATTAGACACTCTGCGGCTGATCGCTTTGTCACAGTGATTCTTTCCCCCATGTACCCTTTGGTATAGATGGTGCGATAAAAGCACCATTGTGGGAAGAGAAATTGATCAAGACGATTACGGATTGAATCGCACAGCCATTCGTGAGATACCGCGCCACCGAATGACTAAGCAGTTCAAAGTAAAAACCAGCCTGTTCGAAGCACGCATGGAGGAGCTCGGATACACTAAGCGCAGCCTTGCGCCCGAGATTAAAGGACTCAATGGTCCTTTAGATCACACTGCTTTAGTGCGCCGCCTGAGCGGAGAGCGTGCAGTATCCGCGTGGGAAGCTGGGCAGCTTTCAATCCTGCTCGAGCTGCCGATCGAGACTGTGTTCGAGTGGCTCGGGATAAAGCACCGCTGATTTTTCGCTGTTCTTATAATAGATCCCCATCCTCGTAACCCATTAACCACAAATGGCTAATTGATGTATCGCGCATAACTTAGAATAGATCCCAGATCGTTTCCCATCCCCCAGCATCGCCGAAATCTTGGCTAGGGCTTCGATTGATTCCTGCGCACCGCAGTTACATTTCTTTTCCCTGGAATCGTCAGCGCATCCACCTTCCGAAAGCGGGCAGGAATACCAAGAGTCGTCGCATTCAAGATGCCCGGTGTTTTTCCGTAAACTCTCCATAGCCAGCACGAGGGCCGGGAGGAATAGCTCAGCGCCTGCATTGAAAGCGCCACAACAACCGTCGTTTGCCTCTGATAAAAGCACTCTGGTTACACGATCATTTAGGCGAGGATACTTTTCATCTGCGTTTCTAAGCGCAATTCTTCGCAGGTCGGAGGGGGTCATGGCTTCCACCAATCTGGCTTTGGGAAGCGATCGGTAAACATAATCGGCGATCGTCCATCGGACCACTCATCAACTTCCGCGTCTGGCCAATACTTCGTAAGGTCCTCTTTATTCGGAAGCCACGCTATGAGAATTGCCTTGTTATCGCCGTAACCAGAACACCAATACGGCCCTGGGGGCGGGAATTTCAACGGGCGAAAGTCTTCTACATTTTTTTCGTAAAACCTAACTCTCCAAAATTGATTCTTTCCTGTACTCACTCTTTATCTCCTGCGCTGGTTAGGGGGTTGGGGGAATAGAAATTCGCCCCGCATCCACATCGGTCAATATCTATAATTCCACATGCCTTATCTGCTGCGGTGATCGTGTGCGGCCTACAACAATTCATGCAGGTCCAAAATTTCAGAATCTGCGGCCCGTTGTATTCAGGCGGTGCGTCTATCCAAGTTTGGTCTTTCACTTCACCATTTCCTTAATCGGTGGATATTTCGCAATGCAGATATAAACTTCTCCAGATTGATAACAGTGCTTTTCGGCTAGCCAATCGTCGAATTTCACGGTGCGCCCAATTCCGTAACCAAGCGCTAGGCCGAAGAAAAACAAAACAACCATCAAGAAAATTGCGAAGCAGTCACCTTCTGTAATATTCATTTCACTTCCCCCTTGGCCTTCGCTCGCTCGGACTTGGCTAGATCCAGCAGCATCGTATCGCTACAGCCATTCAGGACTAAACGCGCACACTCCTCGAAAGCATCAGCTCGAGCCTCTGCAAGGGCCATTGTGTGCTCAGCGAGGGAGAGATATTCGTCTGCTAGAACTGGGCACACTTCAGAAGATGGATATGCGCTAACCGTTTTATCAGCCTGTCGATGCTGCCCAATGAATCTTCTCGGCGGAAAGTTCGGTTTGTTACTCATGGGACTCCTTTTTTGGTTTTGGCGGATTAAATCTAGGTAAAGAGTCAAACCACATTACTCGATCCTGAACTATATCCATGATCTGCGCGTCAGTTGGGAACTTCTTAAAGTCTCTCCTCGCCTGCTCGCATATGGTTATTTTAGCGAATCTGAATAGAAGCTCTTCATTGCTTAGAATTTTCTTCGTCATTTGGACTCCTTGGAGGCGAGGGCTTCTTTAATAATTCCTATCGCCTGATCTCGCCAAAACACACCGTACTTTTCACTCCCACCAACTAGCGCCTCACCGACTCGATTCAAGGCATCGCTCATCTCCGCAATCCTCTCCCTCACTTAAGCTTCGGCGCACAGCTTGCGAAGATCGCTAGCAAGAAGAAACGACGCTTTGACGTATCCCTCTACTGGCGTGCATATTCCAGCTCCGGAAATCTCAGCTAAACAAGTTAGCGCCATCTCATCCCTCTCCGCTTCAGCCTTGGGCTTCTTGCGGAGGCGGCGGCATTGCGTTCTATGAACAGTTACGCAGTTATCAATTACTACGCCTATCGCCTCTGGCTTATCGGCTTTTACGTTTACCCAACCATCACCCCTCTTTCCCACGTTGGCATTTAATACTGTCGCGGCCCAATGTGGATTATTAGCCATTTTATCGGCTGGAATGCGCGACATTTGAGAGTTTCCGTAAACTCTTACTCTGTCTCCCACTGCCAAAGGCGCTCTAGGTTTCATTGGGAACCTCTTCGTAAGTCATGGCGAAAATCTCTGGCTTACATGGATAGAATTCGCCTTTGACACCCTTTATGATCCAATCGCCATCACTTACGTTTAACTCACCCTCCAGAGTGGGGATTGACATACAAATAACCTCCTCTCCGTCGCCAGTGCTGTAGTCAAAATCGACAGTGACGAATCCCGCAATAATGTCGGAATCCATTCCTAGTTTGAATTGCAATGCTTCGATTTCTACCGGCAATTTTCTAAACTTCTTAACTTTCATATTCTCTCCTTCTCTCTGCCCCTATAACCGGGGGCGCGGGGGTTACCTTTTCTTTTTCTTCTTCGGTTTTGGCTTAAATTCGTTTCGATAGCGGCCAACTATTTCTGCAAAATGTGCAGGAGTAATCAGCTTCCCGGGCCGAAAATGGGCACGCGCCAAATACATAAAAGCTTGATACCAATTTGCTCGCGCCATTCTCTCCCCCTGTTATCCCAACCCGGCGTGGGCCGGGGTTACTTCTTACGGTTTTTGGCAGATGAGAACTTCACCCGCGCTTTTGCAATTTAGTTTGTTTAGATACTTGCGTTCTGTGTCCGACACACCTGCAAAGTAAATAGCCAACGGGAGAGCGAGCACAAACAAGAAAATGATCGCCGCTACGAGTAGTTCCCTCATTTGTAACCACGATTTTTAAACGCCGTGAACTTGGCCACAGTATCGAACTCGCGCCAATCTCTGCCTTGGAAGAGGCGAATCTCAGCCCATCGCCTTCTATCCAATCCAAGGAGATATTTCGGAGGTGAACCCGCGTAGTTGTAGGTTGCGATAACTTTGCAAATCTCCGCGTTCTCTTCCGCGTCTAAAACTTTATCCTTGAGGTAAGCATCGCAAAGGTCATCTAGCTTTTGATCGTACCTTCCACAGCCTCTGTTGTAGGTGAAGGACATGAGCGCACTGAATTGGTCATCACTGAGATAGTCTTCAGTCTCTGTCATAGACCGAATGAACTTCGCGCCTTCCTCATAGAGGTCATCCAAAAGCCACTGATCTGCCTGGGCCTGCGTGCAAACATCTCCCATCTTTACCTTCTGGCCATTCGAGTATCGGATGCGTCCCCAACCAATCGTGGGCACTTTCACACTGTCGAGATACGCATGTAAGAAACACGCTTCGAAATGTTGAACTAGCTTTAGTCCTTCCTGGTTGATTAGGAATTGCCAATTGACATCGAAGTATCTCGAAGAAGTAAGTACACTCTCCACTGGTTTACCCGTGTTCCCCTCGGGGAGGTCACTGGGTTTCTGGGGAATGGTCCCCTCTTTCTTACTTCCAAAGATCTTGTTGAATAATTCACAGGCCATTAGTTTACTCCCTGGAAGAATGAAGAGAATTCACTCGCGCCAAACCTTCCCTTAGTTAGTTCGATTGCTTTCTTCACTGTTAAATCTTTTGGAATAGTTACCGAGTTACAAAACTCACGAACGCCAAATTCACAGGCTCCAGTGATTGCGCGGTAAGCCTGAATCGCATCGTCTTCGGAAATCTCAGTTTCAAGTTTCCATTCTTTGAATCTCTCGGTGTCGCGGTCAGATAGCTTGTAACGTAAGCCTTCAACTGCCTTCTCCACAGTCTCACCATGAGAGAAAGTTTCTCCGCGTTGTGCGCAATACGCCGTTTTTTGACCGCCTCTAACTTGGATTGTGAAAATGGAGACATTTCCAGAGACATTTCCAGAGACATTTTTAGAGATGAATTTACCTAAAATCCCATCGGCGAAAAGAAACCCCTTCGACATAAAATCAGCTTTAATCTTGGTTCTAATATCTATGCGCAGACTTGCGGAGAATCCAATCGCCCACTCTCTTGCGCCCTTGTCGTTTCCCTTTAATCCCGATGGCAGCTTCGCACTTCCGTAGACGTAGATGTAACCGCCAACCGAGGTCAGTGCATCAAGCTTCGCACTTCCGTAGACGTAGATGTAACCGCCAACCGAGGTCAGTGCATCAAGCTTCGCACTTCCGTAGACGCGGAGGTCAC